TTTAATAAAATATAAGTAATTTTCTTTGGAAAAACAAATTTTTCTAGTATATTTATTAATATACAAAATTATATATGCTAATAATAAAAGTAGACAAAGGTGGTATTGAGAAAGCGATAAAGAAATTGCGTAAAAAAGTAAGAAACGTAAAACAGATCAATAAACTCAGGGAGAAAAAAGAATTCACCAAACCATCCGTCAAAAAAAGACTACAAAAACAAAAGGCAGTGTATATACAGAAACTGAACGACGAAAACGAGCATTAAAAAATCCCTATTTGAGACTTTGATATATCAAAAACAGGGATTTACACCTCTAAGGTAGCTGCCGTAAAGGAATATTATTCTGACAAGTTACTTAATAACTCTTCTAATCTGTATAAGTTATACTTACTTTGACTCATTTCATTAATCTCGGTCTTAACCTCAATAGACTTAGATTTAAATTCCGCGTCTGATTCTACTATTGAACCCAACTTTTCGTTGATACTTTCAGTCAATTCAGTAAACTTACTTTCTAAATCTTCTTGGTTAAGAGATAATATATTTTTTAATCTACTTTTATCTTCTTCACTCAACGTCTTATCAAAACTAACATTAAAGTTGTTTACTAAGACTGAATTTAATAATGATTCATTTACACCTTGATTTACAGTAAGTGATTCGTTAGTTTTATTTTTTGTTAAATGTTCGACTAAATATTTTTTAGCAATAACCTTATCAGATATATTACTTAAATTATCGGGAGTAGACAAAGAATCAATACTTTCATATAATTCGTTACTTGTAGATTCAACATTAGATAAGTCTTCACTTAATTTATTTAAATCGATTTGTATATTAGAATTTTTTTCTTTTAATATTCTTGATAGTTCTTCCACATATAATGTCGCAGTCTCTTTATCTTCAAAAGTTTTACCCTCTAATTCTTCATATAATGAATACATCTCTTTGAGAGTATCATTTTTAGTTATAGGTTTAAAATATGTATTAAGGTTATTTTTAAAATCCTTTTTACCATATGATTCAGTTAATTTAACTAAAATCTTATTTTTAATGTTACCGAATGTTGCCATAATTATTCTTTTAATATGTCTTTGAGTTTATTCTCTACTTCATAAATATTCTGTTGTGCCTTATTAACATCAAAAAGATCATCAAAATCTTGTGATTCGTCACCTAACATACTTAATATTTTAGATTTCTTTGATTTTTTAGTTCCTTCACTTAAAGGTTCTTCACCACCCATATCTCCTGCGGGTGGAGGTGGTGCTCCTCCCATATCACCCATATCATCTTCACCAGCGGCCGCACTAGGGTCCATAGACTGTCTTTCCTCTTCAGGTATCCCGTACTTTTTATCCACTTCATCAAACACACCTGTTCTCTTAATGATATTAGGTGTAGCACCTAATTCACCACCAAGTGCACGTTCAAGTCTTTGTTGTTGTAAGTCTAATACTACGTCGTTATCACTCATACCTAAGATATTTTTCTTAGCCCATGTGTGTGAAACAGGTTGTATACCAATTTGAGATTGATCTGATGTTGCGTCTTTATATAATGTTATCTTTTCTTTCCACTGTTCTACTTTTAATAAATCAGATTGTGCCGAAGGGTTAGTTAAAGACAATGTAAAATTATCTAACTCGTCCTCTAAACCTAACAAGTATAAATGAACTAATGCAATTTTATTTAATTCTTGTATTAATGATTTTTGTATTCTATTAATCGTTCTTGCAAAACGAATATCCATTAACGCTAAAGTCTTACCATCACCAACAATTTCCTCAAAACCTAAAAAGGCCTTAGGTATTCTAAGTGCCGCTAACATCTTCTTTTGAATGTATTCAATATCTGCAATCTCACCTAAGTTTTGTGCTCCTGGTAATGTTTCGATAGGTGATGTTTGACCTGGGTCTCTAACGGGAATAAAGTAATCTTGATCCACGGCCATTTGATTGTATCTCATATCAACCTGACCATTTTGAGGATCTACTACTTGATCTCGTTTAAATTTGTTCGCCACACGTTGTACATACGACTCAATATCTTTATCGTCCATATTCCCAACAAAGACTTTAAATACTCTTCTTTCGGGTGCTCTCGATGTTCTGTATATTAACATCGCATCTTCCGCAAGTAATAACTGTTTCCATATACGTCTTACTTTATCTAACATAGACGTACCGTAAGGTAATTTTCTGTCATCACCTAATAGTCTGAAATGAGCAACTTCCCATGCTTGGAATTCCATGTCTTTGTTCTTCCATGCAAATCTTAATTCTCTACTTGGCATTGTAACGTTTGATGACGGTTCCGCTTTATGTACATTGGAGGCCGCACCTTCGTGTCTCTCGATTTCAATGTTGGGTAATTGTTGACAACCCACAACCCCCCTTTCAGGATCTATTTTTAAATAAACGAAGTTATCTCCGTACTTACCTAAACCTCTACACCACATTTGTAAGTTAGTGTTCACATCTAAGATGTTCTCAAAAAGATCTGTAAGTATGTTTTTTACTCTTTTTGATTCTGAATAAATTGTAAGTATATCTCCCTTTTCAGAAAGTGTCGTTGATTCTTCTGAATATATGTCCAATGCCGCAGATATCTCAGGGGTAAACTCCATAGATTCATAATCGTAATATGCCGCCAATCTGTTAGGTTCATAGTAAACTGATTGATTATATAACGATTGATCTAATTTAGACCATTTATCTGCAATATATTGAGATTGTTGTTGTTGTAAGAGTGATTTTTCATATTCCTCTTTACTATCTGTTTTTAACAGTTGGTCTCTATCAAATTTGTATTGTGGTGGCGTAGAAGGTTGGTCGGCGGTAAAACCGAAAACCTTTGTTAACCTTTGATACACTGTCATATTTTGTTTTGCCATATTAATAAATATTAGTCTTTATAATATACGAATTTTTTTTCATTTTATAAACCTGTTTAATTACCTATATCCTCTTTTACTAAATAACCAACTGTGTTCCATGTATTGATCCTTACTGACATTTTGGTTAGATGGGTTATACGGTTGTCCGTCTGTAGTCATCCCACCTATTGCATCAAATGCGGTTCCGTGAGAATAAAATGATTTTTTAGTTTCATATGTCCTTTCCGTTAATAACCAAGAATCTAACATTGCCTTATTTGCACTGTCACTTCTTTTTAGTTGTGTAAAACATATATCACCAACATACATTGCTATTGCCATCGCCATAATCGCATCATCATGAGATCCTTTCATATGGTTAGGTCTACCGTTAATATAGACAAAAGTATTTAATTCATTTAATAGTCTTGAGGATCTAACCATAAACCCATGTCTAAGTTTCTCCTCAAAGGTTGCAACGATCTGAGTTCGTTTATTATTAAAGTTTATACCCGGTATCTTTTCTTGTGCCTTTTTGTTGTATTGCCAAATATTATTAGAATTAACCCCATCAATATATTGGTCCTTATAACCCATTTCTTGTAGTTTACGAGATGTTGCAATACCCATACCTCCCGTAATATCTGTTGCTACGAACGCTTTATACAATGTACCCCATTTATAAACAATGGACGCTAAATCGTCGGGTGGTATCATACCAACATATTCTGCAACTTGTTCGTTTTCATCAAAGTCAATAACACATATAGATGATGAATCAGCACTATCTCCTCGAGATACGTCGACACCCATTATATATCTATGACCCTCAACAGGTTCTTTCCATAACCAAAAAGTACCCTGCATGTATTTTTCCATGGGGTCTTTTATCATGGTCTTTCTTATTTTGTCCTGTACTGTACTTGGGATAACACCATCACCAGAACCAAGGAAGTCGCACTCCAATTCTTGTGCGATTTTTCTTTTGTCATACTTGAATTTTTTTGCCATATTCTCAAACCAATGAGAGTACGGTTTGTATCCTTGTTCGAGTAATTTTTCATATCCTTCCCAACCCTGTTCTAAAATTATTTCATCATCATTATATTGTTCTCTATTTAACATATAATGAATAATATCATCCACTTTAACCCATTTTAAGTCACTAGCATATCTCGGATCTTTAAACCACCTTAAATCGGTTATTTTAAAGTCATTCATACCTCTTAGTGCCTGATCATATACCCCGTAATAAATTGGGTCATGTCCGTTAGGTGTAGAGATGAGAATTACCTTACCACCTGTTGATAAGGATGCCATACATGCCGCCCAAAAATCTTCTCCCGCCTCAATATATGCGGCCTCATCAAAAACTAGTACTGTTGGTGTATAACCACGTAGTGCATCGGCAGAAGTCGCAACTGCCTTAACTTCACACCCATTATTCATTCTATATCTACTTTCTGAATTCTTGTCCGCCGAAAAACCAACATTAATCCACTCTGGCCACTGATCTAAAAAACCTCTAACCTTATTTGCCATCTCGATTGCGGTATCTCTTTTGTTGGCAATAATTAGAATTCTCTCAGGTTCGTCTGGTTTTGACATTTGAATCCTTTTAGATAACCAAGCCGCAGTTACTGTGGATACACCCGCCTGTCTATACTTACGAGTTATGTTTTCATTATAATTGTCGTAGTCATTTATTAGTTCAATTTGGTCAGGGAATAACTCTAATGGTACGTATTTCTTTTTTGTGTTATCGTACGTAGTTAGATATGTTTTAAGAGCATACGGAGTATCTTTCATGATCTTCGCGTATTCTTTTAACTGTATGAGTTTATGTTTATCCATATCCTATAAATACAAAAAAAGTGGTCTATTGACCACTTTCTTATAATCTGTGTTATTTAATTGTCGTCTTCAGGAGAAAATGTAATCCCTAATGACCCTAAGAATCCTCCGAGACCATCGTCATCGTCATCATCTTTTTCTCTATTATATTGGTCCTCTTCGTAATCTTCATTTTGTAAATCTTGAATAATCTGATCTACCATGTTACCTAAAATACTTTTACCCATCGCCGAACCTCTCATTATCTCTTTAGCAACTCTGAAGAATTCTTCAGCATCTAATTGAGAAAATCTTGAGAAAAGATAGTTTTGAATGTGTACCATATCCTCTTGGTTTAATCTGTCAGGATAAGACGATCTAAACTTCTCCCAAATAATTGGTCCTAATCTTAAATCCCAAATTTCTGAAGGTAAAGTATCTGTTTTATTCATAACCATTTCTGCAGATCTTGGATCATCGGGTAAACCTTGTGTACCCATAATTTCCATTACCCCTTTAATTACTTCATGAATTAATGCGGGGAAAAATACCGCCCTTGCAATAATTGTAGGTGGATCAGTTTCTGTGTCAATTTCTTCTTTTCCCGCTTGTTGTCCATCACCCATACCCATTTCCATCATTCCATCAGGTAGTACCCAATAAAGTAAATCGTTGACCGACATTAAAACACCATATTGGTTTACTATGTTTGGGTCTCTTTGAGTTAATTCGTCAGCAACTAATTCAAACATATAGTGACCTTTCTTGGACGCTCCTTGGATTAATGCGTTTATAAATCTTCTTTTTGCAGTTTCTTGATCAAATTTCTCCATTGCATCCATAAAGTCTTCTAAACCATCTTCAGCCTCTTCAGGGTTCACACCGAATTGTTGTTCTACTTCTTCTTCACTTGGATCTTCTGATTCCCTAGAAAAACCTTCTGAGTCTATACCACCTATACCAACTAATTTCGCATCGAATTGTAGTGTGTCTTCAGGTAGTGACATTTCTTTCTTAACAAGTTCTACTGCTAAGTTCTCTAAATATTCTTTATTATCTTGTTCAAATCGTAAAACACTCATCAACGTTCGTTGCATAGTACTCATTAACTGAGATAGTACGTTTTGGTCTGTTACATTACCTTCCTCACCCGTATATCTTTTTACTTTTGCAACAACATCTTTAAATCTTTTGGATGCTAATAGTTCTTCAAAGTTAGACGCAACACCTTCTGGTGATTCTTCAGGAAATGATGGGTTATCTTTGAAGGGTGTTTCTCTCGACGCTAATTTATCTTCCACGTCAGGTGTCATTCTTTCAGGGTTATCTCCGTAGTCTACTGGCATTTCCTTTATACCTTTTATAGTTTCTAATAATTCTTTTTTACTAATCATTCTGCCGCCATTTTTAAATCAAGACCAATAGAATCAAAACTTAGTTGTTTTGGTAACTTAGCCTTAGGTTTTGGTTTATGTTTCGGTTCAAAAGGATTTTCTCTTTTTGGTTTACCTGGTTTTGTAGTTGGTTTTTCTCTTACAGGTGCGTCAGTATCTGGTTTAGATGGTTCAGGTGATTGTTCATCCACACTAAAATAATTTTGAGCCGCGACTAATGCGTCGGGTGAGTCTGAAAGTGCACCAATCATCTCGTATATCTCCTTTTTAGTGGTAACCTCTGTGTGGTAGTTTTCTTTAACTACACCTTCTACCCATTCTTCGATACTTGTTTCTTCTTCCCCTAACTCTTCGTCCTCCTCATTCTCTTCTTCATAGGTAACAAATTTCTCACCTTTTCTTTTTGCATCTTCCACACCTTGAGCATCGTCCTTAGGTATATTCAAAGTTTCTTCAGATAAAATCCTATTTGATAATTCAGTAATTTGTTTATCCGTCAATTTAGAAAGGAACTTCTCGGTGAACCCCTCATTTAAAAGTTTTGTAACTATTACGTTTCTTTTCATATTCCCGTATTATAATTTAATTCTTCTTTTATTAGTGTAAAACCTCTCGATTCAATTTTTTTAGTAACTTTTTCCATCTTATCCCCAAATGAAAATGTAAGTCTTTCAAACTCACTTTCATAATCGAACTTTTCCCACCCTAACGAAACAACACCATCAACAGCGTCAATTACACCAAAGTAATCTGATTTTTGTATTAGTTCTAAATCAATGTCACTATTCTTAAGTACACCAACTAAACTGATATATTCTAAATGTGGGGATAATGGTTCTATACTCGTAGATGCGGGTATATGGTACCACTCCTCTATATCAAATTCAAGCTGGTCACTAAAAATAAATTCGTATTGTTTCTGACCTTTATAGTCAGAACCTATTTCATTGATATAGATAAGTCTCATATTACTTGAAATATTTACTCAAAGTGTCGTCAACGTTTTTGTTGATTTCTTTTTTGAGTTCATCTAAGTCAAGTTCTACGTCTTCTTCCATTTCAGATACTTCTTCGTGTCTTACACTTAAATCTGCAATGTCTTCTATTCTTTTTTCTTCTACTTTCTCTGATTCAGGTAAATCACCTTCAGGTATTTCATCTTCATCAACAATAGTGTCGGTATCAATAAAACTTTCTAATTTGTCCATTATTTCATCTAACTCTTCATCAGATGGTTCGTTAGGAACTTCATCATCCATTGAATCTTCAGATGGAATGTCATCCATTCCTTCTTCATCAGAAAATTCGTCTTTATTTTCAAACCTCTCAGCTATCTCTTCTCTGTCTTCTTCATCTAATGCGTCGATATTAACTGCAGAAAGAACCATGTTGATAACATACTTGATATCATCACTCTCCATTTTTTCTTTAACGTCTCTTAACGATTGTCCTAATTTACCTGAGAATTTTTGTATCTCCGCCATGTAGTCCGATCTTTTACCTTCTTCCTCACCTTCAGGTTCTATTGCAGGTTCGTCAGATGGTATTTCATCTTCCATACCTGAATCTGCTGGTGGTAAGTCATCTATTGGTGCGTCATCTACAGGTGCATCAGCCACAGGTTCTGCGGGTACATCCTCTACAGGTGCATCAGCCACAGGTGCCGAGTCTTTAGTTTTCAATACATACTTCTTAGCCTCATTAAGTGATTCTTGACCACTGATCAATTCTAACCTTCTAAGTGCTTCAGAATATGATCTGAATTTGTTTTTATTCTTCATGAATATCCCACCAATGTAATCTAACGAACCTTCGGTAAGTCCTTTCTTTACAAAATAACCTTCTTTCTCTTTTACGATACCGTAAACACCGTTAGATGATTCCTTAATGAACTCAACAGATTTAGTTGATTGTCCTTCATTGATAGTGGATTTTGTGTTCATACCATAATTGGCAATCTCCATAATCCTTTTTAATTTTTCGTCTACAGGTAATTTTTCACTACCCAATGGTCTAAGATCTGACATATTTAAATAATTATTTATAACTTATTCTTATACTATAAATACAACAATATCGAGAAAAATATATTGATCTCTATTGTTCTATAGATAATTTCTTATCTGTGGTTTTAGTTTGGATATCTAGCAACTTACCTATATACCCATTTCTTCGTAATAATTTGAATGCCAAATTCTCATAAGAGAACTCCCCACCATCATCTAAACCACTTTGTCTAAACTTTTTCAGTTTAACTTTTAGGAGTTTTATGTCTTCTAATACATCCTCTCCTTTATCGAATCTTTCTGATATTTCGTCAATCTTATCTTCGAAATCTTCCGATTTTTTTAAGATCATACTTTTATCAATAGACTCTATTGTTTTGACGGGAGTTATTAACCACTCATTATTTAATACGGAGTAGATACCTGAGGCATGATGAGGTTCATTTACGTCTTGAACGTAAATTTCACAATCAAAACCTTTAACTAAAATTTCGTGTTGTTTATTCCAAAGACTTCTCTTACTATTAAAAAACCCTTTTAGTAATTCTAAATTATAATCTGTTTCATTGTAATCTACCAATATATGTAAGTCCACATCTGAATACTTTGACCAATTATAATTTGCGAGTGATCCTGTTAATATCACATCATGTATAAAAAATTCAATGTCCAAATAGTCCATGAATTTCTCCGTAACATCCATAAGTTTTTCTCTTATTTCCTTATGCATAAAAAATTCACCATCCTTACCTTCAAAAATGTCGGTGGATAATGAATCCCTTACCTCAAAAGATTTTACTATCTCCTGATTGTTACCTATTTCCTCAATTAACTCATCAACAATTTGATTGTTCTTCATTACAGTTTCTTGTACTCATAAGATCTCCCAATGTTTAAATTAAAAAACCTACCTTGCGATTCCGCCATTCTAAGTTTAGTAAACTTATCCCACGGAACTTTATAATACTCATAAACAATACCACTTTTAAAAGTGACCTTCAACGTTTCATCTTCCGTATTGTAAGATGCGGACTTTAGATTGGATGACTCTATCTCTACAAGAATCTCTTTTCCATTGATTTTTTCTGATGTAATTGCCATAATACTTTATTTTACTTTAATATAACAATTTATACAGACAAAGTCAAGTTAGTCCGATGTATCATATAAATATCTATAAAAAATTAAACCCCCTAATTGGGGGCCTAATTTATAAAACTGAAATGGTTCTTTGTTTACTTTTTTTCTTAGTCTTAGGGAAATTTATATACAATATCCCATCTTTAACCTTAGCGTCAATTTTTTTATCATCGACATCTTCGGGTAAACTGTAAGTTCTTTCAAAGGTACCCATATACGATGAAGAGTCTTCAGGTTTATTATATTTAACCTTTAGAAAGTCTTCTTCTACGACAATGTTAATATCCTTCTTATTAAGACCCGGAACAAGAAACTGTAATTCATACCTTTCCTCATTTTCCTGTCTTTGTACGTTAACAATACCACTTTGTTGAGTGGTTTCAGTTTTAGAGTCAAAAAACTCATCAACAAATTTGATCCATGGATCATTTCTAAATAAAATCATACTTTAAATTTTTAGTTTTTATTATACACATAATATCAAATTGAATACCAACACCATAAATGAGACATTATGTCACAGATATAACAATTATACGTGACACAATGACAATATTAAATTGAACTCTAATGTATTTGACTTTTGGAACAATTTTATGTATCTTTATTTAAAACACTTTTAATATATGTCAGTAGATTTTTTCGAAGAGGGAACTCAATCCCAAAGTAAGAGAAGTAAGAAAGGTAGTAAGACGCCAGTACTCGATAATTTTTCACGTGATCTAACACAATTAGCGTTAGAAGGTGATATTGACCCTATTATTGGTAGGGATAAAGAAGTACTTAGAATTGCACAAATTCTGTCTCGTAAAAAAAAGAATAATGTCATAGTTGTAGGTGATGCTGGTGTTGGTAAGTCAGCATTAGTTGAAAAACTTGCACTACTAATTAGTACAGGTAACTGTCCCACAAATCTTTTAGATAAAAGAATTATGTCGTTAGACTTAACATCTTTAGTTGCGGGTACAAAATACAGAGGTCAGTTTGAGGAAAGGATTAAGGTAATTTTAAATGAATTACAAGACGCACCTAACGTTGTTATCTTTATTGATGAAATACACACAATGGTTGGCGCGGGTAACGCTTCGGGTTCCATGGACGCCGCAAACATATTAAAACCCGCACTTGCAAGGGGTGAGATACAATGTATTGGGGCAACCACTTTTGATGAATATAAAAAGAATATAGAAAAAGATGGTGCACTTGTAAGGAGATTTCAAAAAATAGTACTGAATGAACCAACAACCGTTGAGACAATTGACATCTTAAAAAACTTGAAAGATTCATATGAGGATTTCCACAGAGTTTCTTATCAAAAGGATGTTATAGAAACAATAGTTACATTGTGTAAAAGATTTATTACGGATAAACAGTTTCCTGACAAGGCAATTGATGTGTTAGATGAGTTGGGTTCGGAAAAAAAGATAAACGTAAAAATACCTGATTCCATTGAGAAACTAAAGAAGAGTTGCGAATCTGTTAGACTGAAAAAATTAGATGTTGTTAAGAATCAAGATTATGAAAAGGCGGCAAACCTTAGAGATCAGGAAAGAAAAATTCTTAAGAAGTTAGAGAATGAAAAAAAGAAGTGGAATGACGAACAACAATTAAATAGAAAACCCATCACAGTGGATGATGTTTATAATATTGTTACCAACATAACGGGGGTACCAATTAATAAATTAGACACTAAAGAAACCAAATCTTTATTATCGTTAGAGAAAACAATATCTAAAAACGTTATTGGTCAAGATGAGGCGGTTGAGATAATTTCTAAATCCATAAGAAGAAATAGAGTTGGTGTAAAGGGACATAATAAACCTATTGGTTCTTTTATGTTCTTAGGATCTACAGGTGTGGGTAAAACACATTTGGCTAAGACCTTGGCAAACACATTGTTTGGTGATCCTGATAAAATTATAAGAGTTGATATGAGTGAGTTCATGGAAAAACACAACGTATCTAAACTAATTGGATCACCTCCAGGGTATGTTGGATTCGAGGAAGGTGGTCAACTAACTGAAAAGATTAAAAATAATCCATTCTCAGTTGTTTTGTTTGATGAAATCGAAAAGGCACACAAAGATGTCTTTAACATATTGTTACAGATATTAGATGAGGGTAGATTGACGGACTCTTTTGGGAGGAAAGTTAATTTTACGAATACTTTAATAATTATGACATCTAACGTAGGTGCTAAGAAAGTTGTAGACTTCGGTGGCGGAGTTGGATTTACATCAGATGATGATAGATCAAAGGTTAAGGACTCAATTATTAAAAAATCTCTAAAACAAAAGTTTAGTCCTGAATTCCTTAATAGAATTGACGATATTATCGTATTTAATAAATTAAAAGATAAATCACTTAGAAAAATTATTACGATTGAATTAAATAAACTATCTAAGAGATTAACTGAGAGTAACTACAGAATTAAATTTGATCGTAGTGTGGCTCAGGAAGTTTTAAATAGAAATTCTGAAGAAGAGTACGGTGCGAGACCAATAAAACGAATCATTCAAAACTTGTGTGAGGATTTTATAAGTGATAAGATTTTAGAAGGAGACATTACAGAGGAATCTGACGTTATCCTAAAAATTAGTGAAGGAAATGTGGAATTATCAAAAAATATACCCCTCATTTAACTAAAAACTTGACTTTTTTAAAAAATATATATATTTATACATCAAAGGTACTCTTTGTCGAATACCTTTTCGTTTTTTCTCGTTAAATTATTGGTGTTGAAACCAATATAGACCTAAAACCCCAGCAAACCTTGTTGGGGTTTTTTTATATCCCCTTTTCTATTGCCTTCTTAACAGCGGATGAAAAGGTTGTTTTATCAAAAGGTATATCATCATTTTGTAAATCTATAAATGTGGACTCTACCGTAGATTTGGCTCTTCCTTCCACCTCAATCACTTCCCCGTCCATGTAGATCAGTAAAGTAACAATTGTTTTTTTACTTACTTTCGTCCATGGACCAAGTTGGATCCCTGTTTGAGGGGACTCTATTGATTGTACGATAACATCAATCGGTTTACCATCCATACATAAATTGTATTTATCTGAGATAATGTCTTCCATCATCTGTTTTATACCGAATGTAATCCTTCTTTTACTGATTTCTTCCATTTCAATTTCAGTGGTTACTGATTTAATAGAATAACAATCAACCTGTGAAAATAATAGGGTTGGGAATAATAAGAGTATTAGTAAATTTTTCATAATTAAAATCTGATTTTACCACCAGTCAGAACTTGATAGTTTAATGCATTACCTCCCGATTGCCAAACTCCCGTAAAACTGATGTTATATTTAAATGTTTTTGTGATTTGAATATCCCAAGAACTAAATGGTACTATTAATAATCCGGGGTCCCACCACTGACCCTCATAATATTGTGTGAATGGAGAATACACCCCCAATATTAGAGCCGATGTTGTGATCTTCGGAGTTACTCTAAAGTTTCTATGAACACCACTGACTGCGGATAGATTTTGTAATTCTCTTTTACCTAATTTACCTATTGTAAAATTAGCACCCATCATACCCGTAAATTTCTTTTTACCAAACTTAAATGATTCTAAGACAGTAGTTGTATTTAAATGGTTTTGATCAAAGTTGGTCATTGTGGTGTTTGCCCCCACTAAATTAAATGTTCTATTTGGGTTTATCCATGATTTGTAGAAAGTTAAACTAAAATCATTAGTTACGGTTGTGTATGTAAATAATGCACCTTGAACTCTACTCTTTTTTGTGTTCGCACTTGTAATAGATCCTACTACTTTTATTTGTCGACCATTCGAATTGTCTTGGTTATCAATAACCACGATATCTCCTGATGCTATTAGTGAACCTCTATTTTTATTGTCTGACTCTCCACCATCTATTGCATTAGAAACTGAATTTGCCAAAGACATGGTTAACCCACCTTCTTTTGATTCCTCTTCAGTCGCAGTTTCACTACCTTCTGTCGATGTACCGTTTTCGTTAGTGTTACCTTGACTACCGTTAGATTCATTAGAACCTGATTCGTTAGACTGTTCAGAACTATTGTTAGATTCATTAGAACCTGATTCGTTAGACTGTTCAGAACTATTGTTAGATTCACCCCCATTCTCGTTTTTGTTATTGGATCCTATGGATTGTTCTTTAGAATTTTGGGTTTTAGTATTATTCTTCCTCTTCTTCTTTTTCTTCTTCTTTTTTGAAGCATTATCGATGGCCTCCGCCACGGGGACACCTGATGAAGATAGTGCCTGTGGTAACATGTCTCCACCCAAAACACTCATTATATTTGTAATTACTGTGATAGTATTTTGAACTATTACTGCATTCGTATTATTAGTAACTATTTGGGTTATTTCTTGACATGGGTTTGAAGAGTTAGATTGGGTAACTATGTTCATCCACGAATCAAAAGTACCATTAGTAAAATCGGGCTGTGTGAATGTCTGTACGTTACCAAAATAATTCAGAACAATTTCATCACTTGAACCCATTTGAATTGTTTGTTGATTTAAAGTACAGGGATCTGTAAATGTGTAGGACCACTGGCCGTAACCAACCAATGGTAATAAAAATAATATTACTGCAATTATTTTATTCTTCAAATATCCCACGTTTAATCATTCTTTTTACAATACGGGCCGTTCCAGATTCCAACGCCTTTTTAGTTGCAATACCAATTGTTGATTTATTGAACTTTACGTCATTAACGGAACCAATTTTAGTTCTTTTTATTGTGACCGATTCACCACTTCCACTTCCTGTAAAAATGGTGCCGTTCTCAGCATTAACAAATCTTACCTGCATACCAATAATAGTTTTTAGTACGGTCTTCACCCCGTCAATTGTAACTTCCTCTTCTTCAGATACCGAATAATCATATATTTCGACATAAACAAAATACTCCGCTAAAACAACATTACCCACAACCTTAATATCGTTAGATGATATTCCTTTTGCCGATGCCTTATGTTGTTTAACCATTCTTTGTTTAATTTCTTCTTTATCTTCTGTAAATAAAAATCTATCAGTCCATTCCAAATAAGATAGAGTTATGTTACTAACACCTAATCCCACCCTATTTTCTCTTAATTCGGGATAAAATTCATATAACTCCGGTGTAAAACCAATATTTAAAACTTGGATTGGTAATTGGTAATCTAACATATAATCAGATACCTCATCTATATCAATATCCTGTTCAAACTTACCTTTATAATTTTCGGTCTCTGTTTTACCTAATTGAGCATTAACCGTAAAACTTAATAGTAACGATATGATTAAAAATATTCTTACCATGTTATGTCTTCTTCTTTTTTCTCTTTCTTAGGGGGTATAACAATTGTTTTAGTTATTACCAAAGTATCCTTTATACTACTTGGGGTATTTATTTTTTGTTCCATGACAGGTAAATTTACCTTTTCTTCTTTAGGTTCAAATACAGATTGCATGTTAGCAATTAATAGTCCGAAACCCGCCGTTATAACTAAACCAATACCTGTTACTATTTGGTTTTTAATTTCTGAAAAAAATCCTTTATTTTTACTCATTGTTTTATTGTTTTAAATGTTTTTACAAATTGTCCGTTAGTAATATGTAAGAGATAAACACCTTGTGGTAATGAAGATAAGTCCATTTGAAATTGTACCCATCCCGCGAAAAAAGACTTCCTCTCTTTTAAAAATTCTAATCCCCCGTAGTTTAATACTCTAATAATATAATCCCCATTATCTGGCACTGTCAGGTCGAACGTAATTGGACCTTTAGTTGGGACTGGATAAACAATCCCATAAATACCGTCAGTAGGTCTTGTATCGAAAGGCATTGATCGTTTATTAACATACCCATCTGTATTTTCAACTTCAATATCCCAACCTAATTCAGTACCCGCAGTTTTCCTACCTATTGTAATTGGAATTTCTGTCCAATTTTGGTCAGTAACTCTAAATCTTACCGTAAATAATTCTGTTGTATTGATTATAGTAAAATTACCGAAGGAAGCATCATAACCTCCCCATCTAACAGTTTCACCTTCCCAGTCCATTGTATAGGTTAACCACTCCTGTGCTTTGGGTGTCACTGTAATTGACACAAACTCTAAATAGTTTGGGTCGTAATTCAATGCAAATTCAAGACTACCGACAATCTCACCCTCAGTTTCAATTTCTACAGGTAGATTAATGTAATCACTTACAGGTACTTCAATCTCAGGTACATTAAATACGACCTGAGATTGTGCACTTGTTGTGAATATTAATACTAATGTCAGTAATATTAATCTCATATTAATTTAAACCTGTTCCATTGGCGTCTCCTAATATTAATAAGTAGAAGTTACCCGTAGTTGTGTTATTAATTAATGGAGATAAAAACTCCGTTAGACCCGGTATAGAACTAGACTGATCTGATGTTGCATTACTAATAGTGGTATACTGTGCTTCAGTAAAGAACAATACATCTGGATTAGAAGAATAACTTGAGTTACCTTGTGCTAATCTAGAGAATACCATATATGAATCCGATGCGGTAACTCCATTATTTTGATTTGTATTCGCAGTATAGAACTGAATTCCTGATGCTGATTGTACCCCTGCAGCAATTTGTGCAATCATATTAGCATCTGCGGTTGATAGTGCGGTACTCGCATCTAAACCACTTGCAATCTTGAGTCTAATTTGCCAATAATCCTGATCTAAATTTTCCGAGAACACCGACTCCCCATTCGAGTTGGTTGTTACTGTGGTAACATCTGTCCAAGACGAACCGTCTGACGATTTTTGTAATATTACATCAATAGAGTCTGCAGGATTTGTCCCACTATTTAGAATTGTTGCGGTATAATCAAATGCCGGTTCTATAAAATTACCACCATTATCTTGTGTACCCAAGACCCCATCAGTCCCATCAGACTTTACATAATAAGCGGTAAGGTCGGTAGTAAAATCTACGTCCGCAACTGCCGAGTTTGTATAGTTAGAAAGAAAAGGAGCATTTACTGTAAACATGTTACCCGCAATCATATCGAAAGTGGTAGTTGATCCAGTATAAACCCACACTACTTTTACAATTCCATTCGTTGAATCGACATCATATGACAAATACCCAGCAGGGCCAGATGTGTTATTATACGTTAAAGTCGGTTCATCAAATACTGTGTTATCATAATTGAATGAAAACTGAATACCTTTAACATCATTACCCGACGTATTGTCGTAATAAATGTCAAATGTTGTGTTTGAGGTTGATGAGGTTGATTCTAAAGTATAGGTTGAATCAAAGATAACGTAAGGTTTAGTTGCGTCAGGTGCGGTTGTCTGTGCGAAGACACTCATCGTACCAATTAGCAAGGTTAATGTTAGAAAAATGTTTTTAATTTTCATCGTTTTTTTTTACTTTTTTTAATTTTTATGTCCTACTCTTAATAAATAGAATGTTGTTTGGTTTCCATTTGATAAGTCAAATAGAGACCATGATCCGTAACCATTGTTTATTGTTTTATCATCTGTATCTACCTTAACAGCATTCCATACATAGGGTTGTTGCCAAAAGTTTGTACTCCAAATTTCTTGTCCCCCACCGGGGTAACTTGATATGTTACCGTGTCTCCTCTGGTGCATTAGATAAATATCAGAGACAGAAAACGAACCTGTATTATTCACATCCATTCTCCAATAATCTTTTGAACTGAATGTGTCTGATAATAATCTATCTTGAAACCAATTTATATCTGTGGTTATAAGTGTTCCTAATGATGGATTAATATCTATTGTAAAATCGTAATCGTTGTAATTTAATGTTGTGTTAAAAGAATAATATCCATTTGAATCTGTTGTTGTAGTGGCTTGGGTTGTATATGAGAATCCAACTTGGTTTTTATTCTGTGTCTTTAGGTAAACAGTTTGTCCTGCAATACCCACTTCTTCTGCTCCTTTAATATAACCACTCGCTGTGATTGGTACAGCATTAGGGTCGGTAGCAGACCATTCTGCAAATGGATGATTAGGACTAAGTTGATTGTATGTATTACCATTTGGTATTCTATATTCAAATTTAGCAGCACCTATACCACCGTAATTCTGAATTCTATATTCAAACTCATACCATGTATTTTTATCTAAGGTTGCCGTACCATATGCCCATACATTCCAACCATAATATTTAGTAACTATATCATTAGTCTTACCAATACCTTTAATCATAAACTCATGTGAGTCATCTGTGAAAGTTCTAAATCTATATAGACCTGATTTGTTAGGTTTAAACCAACCAGAATAAATAATTGC